AAAAAGCAGATTCGGAGCAGTTTCGGACAGATTCGTTACGCGAAACTGCTTTCGGCCAGAAGCCGTTGATCTGATTGACGAAAAGCAGTTTCGCAGTTTTGGTAGGGAAGCAGATTCGGACCGAAACTGCGCAGTTTCGGGAGCAGTTTTGGTCAGTGCGGAGGCGCATCGAGAGGGCCATCAGACGGGCTCCTCGGGGTCGTGCAGCACCCACACCTCGGGGTTCTCGACCTCGAGCAGTGTCTCGCTTCGGGGGCACTGGAAGTGGCTCGGGAGCACCCGGACGGTGGCCGGGATGATCTCGCCCGTCTCCGGATCGATGGCCTCCTCTCCGGTGCCGAGGAGCATGTCCTGGACGACGAGGTAACCGTTCTTCGACTTGGTGTAGGGCTGCCCGAGGTCCCGCGCTTCACGCCGGTACTTGATGTAGCCCTTCATGGCCAGGACACCGATCCGCTCGCGGATGTTGTCCTTGCCGCCGAGCCCGCGCTTGTTCTCGAACTTCGACGCGAAGGCGTTGGCGGTGCAGAGCCGGCCTTCCTCGGCCTCCTCGGCGATGAGGCGGAGGATCACGTCGTGGCGGCGGGTGCGCTCGGCATCGAGCTTGCGGCCGATGTCTTTCCTCACCAGGCGCTCGCCCGTCCGGTCGAGCTCGACCCAGGCGCCACCGCGTTTGTCGACCAACATCGGCTCGAGGCCCGGCCCGTTGCGGAGCTCGACATGCAGCTCGCGTTTGGTCTGCTCCTCATCGGGGCGGAACAGGATTGCGCCCGAGGTGTAGTAGCCGCGCAGTGCGCTGGCGCCGGAGAGCGACAGGAAGGGATCGTCCTTCACCTGCTGCTTGCTGAGCTTCTTCGTGTGGTGGGCGAGGATGATGCCTGCCTCGGGGGCGACCTGGTCGCGCAGCGCCTCGACCCGACCCTGCAGGAAGAACATCATCGCGCTGTTGTCGTTCTCGCCTTCACCTGCGGGGCCGCCATCGAAGAGGTTGCGGATGGGGTCGATGCAGATGATGTCCGGCGGCGCATCCGGGAAAGCGGCACGGATGGCCGCGGCAACGAGGGGCACGCCCTGGTCGTCGAGCAGCATGCGCAGCTTGGGGGTGACGACGAGGGTGTTGCGTGCGCGTGCCACGATGGCGCGATCGAGCCGCAGCTGCTGCAGGCGTTCCCGAAGGTAGTGGTACTGGATCTCGGCCTGGAGATAGAACACCCGCATCGGCCGCGGGGCCGTGAAGCGCAGGAAGGGTGCGCCGGCGGCAGCGTGTACCAGCAGGCTGATGAGGAAGTCGGATTTGCCAACCTTCGGCGCACCGCCGAGCACCAGCATCCCGCCGGGGGTAAGCAAACGCGGCCCAATGAGGTCTTCGGGCATCGGCGAGGTGTCGTCGAGCAGCGCGCCCAGGGTGTGCGCGGGGACAGCGGCGGGCGGCGCGTCACCTGCGCGAAGCAGCGGCGGCCCGTTGCGTTCGACATGCAGCGCCCAGAGCGCATCGGCCTCCGCCTTAAGGCGCTCCAATGGCCAGGCCGGGCGCAGGCAGGCGGCGTTGTAACCGCAGATGGCCTCCCAGCCCTGGTCGGGTGTGAGGCGTCCGTCGTGCACCTGGCGGATGAAGTGGCCGATGGCGGCGCTGGCGCCCTGGAAGCGGGTCCAGGCGTCCTGGCTGCCCTCGCGCACTGGCGTGGTCAGGACCGCATCGAGGCTGGGGCGGATCGCGCCAGGGGCGGCCGTGGGCGCCTCCAGGCCCGGCATGGTGGGCATGGCCGCCACTGCCGCGGCGAAGTCGGGGAGTTCGACCTCGAGCCTCGGCCGGTGCTCCCGGATGGTGACGCGCCGCTGCACGCCATGCTTCTGGTGGACGGTGCCGGGCACGCGGATTGGCTGGTGGGCAGATCGGAAGTGCAGATCGCCACCGACCTTCTCCGCGATCTCGCCGCGCAGCGCGCAGAGGCGCGCTAGGTCCTCACCCTCGGCCGGCTCGGTGAGCCGCCACCAGGCGTGCAGCTTGGCGGCACCCTCGGCGGTGCGGCCGCCGCTTTCGACCAGGAGGGTGGGCGCGCCCAGGTGGTGGACGAGGTGCGCCAGCTTGGCGGCGATGTCGCCGGCGTCGAGGTCCACCACCACCGTCTGCATCTGCAGCACATGCTCGGCGCGGGCCTGGCCCTGCTCGGCGACGGTGCCGGGGATGACATAAACGGCGCTGCCCTCACGAGCGGCCCAGGTGGCATAGGCGCTGAGGGAGGCGGCGGCGTGCCGATCGGCCGGGACCCAGATGTTGTGCGGCTTGGTGTCGAGCCCCTGGCCCTGGTCGACGAAGCCGCGGACCGGGATCAGCCCGTCGCAATAGCCAAACACCACGTCGAGGAAGGCGGCGATCTGCTCGATGTCCGGCGCGATGGGCGTAGCGGCCGCCGGCATCGGCTGCCCAGCACCGGGAAGTCGATCGAGGGCGACCTGCCCAGCGGTGGGAACCTCGCTCACGCCGTCATCCGGCTGCGGCGCGGCATCGTTGAAGTCGCCCCATGCCGTCATGCAGGCTGCGCCCAGCACCGCTTGGCCCAGGGGCAGAAGCGGCACTCGAAATGGTCGGGCTGGGCAGCAACGCGCGGCAGCAACTCGCCGGCATCGGTCGCGGCGAGGATGCGCACGGCCCGGTCCGACATGCGCTGCGCCAGCTCGGCGTTGAATGGCACCAGCTCGTGGTGCAGCTCCGCCGTGTCCTTGTTGATCGCGCTGAACAGCGCCGGGTTGTCCGCCACGCCCGGGACGCTGGCGTCCATGTAGGCCTGGTAGACTGCGATCTGCGCCGCGTAGATCGGCTTGGCCGCGGCGACGCCCTTGCTGGACGTCTCGCGCCAGGCCTTAGCGTTCATGGTCTTGCATTCCCACAGTGCCGGGAACGCCATGCCGGGGATCGCGGGGCCGCCGGCGAAGACGCCATCGACATGGCCGCGGATGCGACCACCCGCGACGGAGAAGCCGAACTGCTCGCCATGCTCGCCACCGCCGCGGCGCGTGTAGAGATCGAAGCCAGCACCCCGGAGCCAGGCGACAGCGACATCCTCCAGCGCATGCCCAATCCCGAAGATGCGCAGCAGCCGGCCGTCGAAGTCGGCACCCTCATCCTTCGGCGCCTTCACGAACTCGAATTGCAACGCCCGCTCGCAGACGTGCCCGAGACGGGAACCTCCCAGGTAGCTGCGCGGCGGCGTCGCCTGATTGGCGGCGACGAGTGCCGCGTCGATGGCGGCATTCACATGCGTCGAGGTCTGGCTGCGGCTGTTGAAGTCGAGCATCAGAAGGGCACCTCCGCCGCCGTGTCCTGCCGAGCGAGCGCCTGCATGGCCTCCTGGAAACCACCCACGGCGACCTCGATCAGCGTCAACACCTGCGCCTCGCTCAGATCCTGGAAGCGGGTGTCCCAGCCGATCTCGGCCATGGTCTCCGCGACGCGGCGCATGGCCGCGCGCATCGCGGCCTTCTCCTGCTCAGTGAGGTCAACCATGGCGGAGGACCTCCCCGCCAAGCGCGACCAGAAGCCCTGGCAGGCGATGCAGCAGAAGGAGACCGAGGGCCGCGGCTTCTTCCGCGGCGCCGGGTCGAACCAGCCAAAGCCACGCGCCGGGCGGGAGCAGACGGCGCAGGGCGGTTCCGGGGAGCGGACCATCGATCATGCGGCCTGCCCCAGAGCCGCGGGCTGGGCGCCGCGCACGAGATGCTGGATGGCCTGGCGGTTGAACTTGAAGGTGAGCAGCGCCGAGGCCTGGTAGCGCGTCATGCCGAGATCGGCCCGGGCTGCCGGGGGCAGATGGATCAGCTGGCGTTCGGTCGGCGGCTCGCGCAGCCAGCGCCGGCTCTTATGGGCGCTCTCGTCCGTCTCGTAGGCGTTCAGCCAATCGTCCGCCGCGGCCAGCGCCACCAGCCGCTCTCCGATGGACAACAGGCGGGGCCGCTCCTCCTTCGCCCCGCCGACCGCGTGCCAGGCCCCGTTCAGGAAGAAGATACCCGCCCAGCCGTTGAACCCATTTGCCAGCAGCGCGGCGTCGTCGCCGAACAGGTCGCACCACTGGAAGGCCGAGCGGCGGAGGAGGTCGATCTCCGTCATGATGAAGTCGGTGAGCGGCGCCGTCTCGCGCCCGCGGGGCTCGAAGGCGTGGCCGCAGATCGGGCACTCCATCACCGCGATCGGCACCTCGGCATCACAGGAGGGGCAGGTCTTGGTGGGCGGCTCACCTTCGCCGGGCTGGCTGTCGAGATCGACGTCCTGC